GTCTCTTGACCAGGATCTTCAAGCACGTAGCCTCGGCAAGGTTCTGGCCTGTGTCCAGCCTGAGCTCCACGCCAACCGCCCCAGCATAGATCTTCGTCATCTCAGATTGGACCTCATAGACCGCATCCTCGTAATTTTGGATAGGACGCTCAGGACGACCCTTTTCTCTGCGGCTGTTGCGGCCAATGAAGCCTCAGCCTCGATCGCTGCTCTGGCCACAGCCAGGATTGCAGCCTCGGCCAGGATCTCAGACCTGCCAGCTGCCATGGCCGTGGCCGTTCTCAGAACTGTGGCGTCGGCCTGCCCTAAAGACTCGCCATCAAAAAGTGCGAAGACTGCCCTCAGAGCGCTTGCATTTGCCAGCCCGGACGAGTCAGCATCTATCAGGGCTGCCGCCAGCTTCGAGGATCGGGATGCGACAGAGACAGATGATTGAGCCTCGGCCAGAGCTGCGACGGTCCTAAGAACGCTTGCAAGGGCCAGGCTTGATGCCTTGCCTTCGACTGTTCCAAGGCCAAAATGCTGAGCAGTGGCCAGCACTGCTGCTCCAGAATCAGCATCTATCAGCGCAGCCACAGCCCGTAGGAGGCATGCATTTGCAGTCGCCAAGGAATCCGCATCCACGAGGGCCGAGGCAAGGACTGTCGAGCCAGACGAATCCGTGAAGGTCTCGCAGACTGCCGATGCTGTTGCTTCCCAGCCGCCCACAGATCCGCCCATGCAGATTGCGCTTGTTGTGCCTCCTCCGCCCGCCAGCCCACATCTGCCGGTGTTCAGAGTAGCCGAAGCGCTCCAGGACGAGCCACCCCAAACCTCAGTGCTTGTAAGATCATTGGTCAAACCGCTATCTGTGCCTCCCATACAGATAGCGCCACCAGAGCTGCCACCGCCCGCTGCCGCATAACGGGTGTTTATCATGTCATTCCCGCTCGTCCAGGAGGTGCCGTTGTATGTCTCTGTGTCTTTTGTGTTCCCGCCCATTGCGATTGCGTTTGTGCTGTTTCCGGCCACTACCAGATACTCGCGTGCTGCATTCAGGTTCCCGCCAGAACTCCATGATGTGCCATTGTACTCCTCAGTTGTGTCGTAAACGTTCGAGTCATAGTCCCAGCCGCCCGCCACAATCGCATTCGAGCTGTTGCCGCTTCCGCCTGGAAAATCGCGCCCAGTGACCAGATCTCCTCCAGAGCTCCAGGTCGAGCCGTTGTACTCCTCGGTCTCTACAACGACGTCCTCATAAATTCCTCCGGCATGGAAAGCATCGCTGCTCGTGCCTCCTCCTGCGGCCCTGATCTCATCGGTGTTGATGCTGCCTCCATTCGACCAGCTAGTTCCGTTGAACTCCTCGGTCGTGGAGGTGGAGTCTCCGCCGATTATGATTGCGTCGTTCTTGTCTCCGCCTCCGCAGGTATCATAGCGAGCTGTCGTCAGGCTGTCGGCAGTCGACCAAGCGCCAGTTATCTTCCTTCCTCCCTATTTTGATCATCCAGAATGCTCAGGTTCCGCCTTTTGCATTCGGCCATCAGAGTCTTGGCCTGGGCTATGACGTTGACTGCTCCTCCTACATCGGCCACGGATCGGAGGGCTACCGGCAGCTCCAATGTGTAGCGCTTGGCAAGCGCTAGCAGCTCATCGGTGTCCTTGTTGTCCCGATCAAAATCGCCCTCCAAAGAGGCCTTTATTGAACTCCACATCTCAAGCTCTCTCAAGCGTTCCTGGGCCTCCTTTTGCATGCAGATGAGCCTGTAGGTCAACTCGTCCATATCGACCTTTAATCGCTCCTTCTGGCGGCCACTGGCCTTCTTCATGCGAGCTCTGGCATCATCCAGATCGATCTTTGCCCGCCTGAAGGCGAAGGAAAGCTTGATGAGGTTGTCGAACATGACCGCCTGCTCGAGCTTGGCCTGATGATACTTGCTGGCAGGCGTAGGATGCTTGAGGTCATTCAGGACTGAGAATCTGGCCTCGGTTGGCGTTCTAAAGATTGTGCGGGTGCAAAATGCGTGTTGCAGCTCTGGCGCCAGGGATTCAAGCCGCCTAAGCTCTGCAGGGTCGAGAACCTGTGACTGCTCGACCTCCTGAAGGCCAGGGATTTGGATGTCGTTCATCTCTTCATCTCCTCGCCTGTATGCTGCTTATGGATCTTCTCCAAGGCCGCTATCAGTGGTTTTGGCAGCGGAATCCCTACACGTCCGGCATTCTCCAAGGCGCTCAAAGACTCATTCGCAATGAAGAACATGATCACGCAAGTCCTGATCCAGGGATTGCCCAGGCCGCCTGTTGAGTCAAGGATGTTAGCCAGGGCCACCATGAGAAAGATGCAGATCTTCTTACAGATCCCTCGAAAGCCTATTGAGCTGTTCAGATTACGCTCAAAGAAGGCTGCCAGAGTGCCGGTCAGGTAATCAATGATCATGAGTGCCACTAGCGCCTGAAGAATCGGGTCCCACGCTCCAAAGAGCCATGTTCCAAGGCTGCCAATGGCTGCCAGAGCAAACCTTACTAGATCAGCCTGCGGTAATAACTCAGCCACACATCCCCCGTGTGAAAGCAGGCTCTTTACCGAGTGCTGTGCTGCTGTAGCCTGGTCTTCTCGGCCTGGTCTCTTCATCAGCCTTCAGCTCTGCAGCTTGCGCTCTGTATCTGTCTGCTGCCCTCAAGAAGTTCTGCGTCTTGGTGGCTGCACCCTCAAGGTCGCCCACCACCTCCGTAGGATTGTCGGCATAATAAGCCGCCAACGCCTCGCAGGCTTCCGCTACGGCTAAAAGCACGTTGCCGTCATTGTTATCCAAAAAAGCCTGTATTGCATTGTCGGTTAGGATGGGCGTAGCTTCTGTATCTCCTGCCTTCAGCCTCACCAAATCAATGAGGCTTCCAGATGGATTGTCTGCGTAGGTCATAGCATCCAAAAAATTTCAAGTGGCAGGCCTGCTTCAGGCAATCACATTTGCAGCGTAAACGCCGAGATCAGCTGCCACTTGCTTGCAATCAAAGGCCATCTCGCCCTCGATGCGGTCTGATTCCACGTTCTCCATGCGAAACTTCTTGATTCTAGCGCCGAACCTGTCAGCCCCAAAGTAGCCCTTCCAGGAGAATATGTATCCTGCCGACGGCATAAGGATGGACGGCTTCTCAGGAGCGTAGCAGAGAAGGATCTTCTTGCTGACTATGCGCTGGAAGGTTCCCGCCTTGCCCTTGGCAGCGGTGTTCACGACGCCGCGGGGAACCAGGAACTTCTCCACCCCGAAGAGCTCGGCCAGCAGATGCTCGGTGACCACACCCTTCTGGGTGTACTTGATGGTGTCCTTAACCTCGGCACTGACCTTGAGGGTGGCTAGCACATCGGGAGCACAGATCAATACATTGGGCTCATAGCCCGTGGTCGAGGCGATCAGCTCCTTCCAGTCCTCGATGTTCTTGAGGATGGTTGCTGTGCTCTGGTCCCATTGCTTGAACTCGCCAGAGCCCGGTGATCCGGAGACGCCCACCAGGTTCGTTCCCCATACGTTGGTCATGTAGTTGCTGGCCCAGATCCTCTCCCTCTTCAGGAGCATCTTCTGGGTGACGAAGAGGGTGCCATCACGATCAGCATCGATGGGCCTGTCATTGTTTGAACGCGTGTCATCGTCAATGTCCTTGTGGAAGGCGTATTTTCGGCATAAAAAGCTTGGAGATGTATCTACCTCATAGCTGCCGCCCGCGGATTCAGTGCCTGGAGCCCGCTCCTGGGCCTCGTCCCTCAGCCAGTCCTCTTTGCTGTAGCTCGTGAAGCGATCGCTCTTGTTGTCCACCGAGACTACAGGAAATGCCTTGTCGGCTATGAATGCGCTTTGCTTTTGGATGTATGCTGTGGAGATGTTTCCAAGCAGGCGATTGACGTGAACGTCTCCGGGTGTTGGCTGTGACATTTTTCAATCCCCTCCTATCCTAAAACGATTAGCAGCACGCCTTCGCCCTCCGCAAAGGCGGTGACACTCGAAGCCTCGATGCTTATGGTGTCGTCGGCATCGAAGACGTTGTTCCCGGTGATGGCAGTGGCATTTACCACCGCTCCCAATGTGCCGCAGCTGGCGCTTGTAAGAGCCAGGACCCCTCCAGATACGTCCGTAGTGTTGATCTCCAGATTGAGGGTGGCGGCCTTGTCGGCTGTTGTCACTGGATCTGTGACCACAAAAGAGGCCTTGACAATCTGGCCCGGAAAGCCTGGCGTGAACTGGGTCAGAATGTCGCCGCTGGCAACCTTGGAGAGCTTCAGAGGTATGGAGAGGATGCTCTTCTGGATAGCGCCAGAAGTGGCTCTGGAAACGACATAAACGCTGCAAATCTCACCATCTGACCCGGACTCTGCGGCCACGGCCACCACGGCATCGCTTCCTGTTGCTGGGACCAATTTCCCTGAGGCGTCTGAGGCAAGGTTCTGGCCTGCAGTGACTGAGGCTCCATAGATGGCCATGCTCTTCCCCAGGCAGCAGACAGCTCCCACCTGGCCGGATGTCGGCTTGTCTTGAAGGATGCCGAGTGCGTTTTCTCCGGCACCAGAGAGGATCATCTGGCCGCTCGCATTGAGCTTGACGCAGTAGAATTGCTTTGCCGAGAGGTCGATGCCAGCTATGACACTCGTGTTGTAGATGAGTTCTTCGACGGCCATCTAAGCCCCCCCAATTGCTTTGGCTCTTTCCGACTCGTACTCTTCGTACCACTCGGGATGCTCCTCCAGGACCTTCTCGACGGCATCCTCGTATGTCATTCCCGAGGTGTCCTTTCGCACCAGCGCCTCAGCCGCCTTCTTGATCTTGTTCATTGCTGAGCCGCTGCTGACGGCCATTGCGCTCCCGATCTCCTCCCAGACGGATGACTTCTCCAGCAGAGCATCTGCAGCCTTGAGCACGCTGTAGATCTCTGCGAACTCGGCGGGATGATCTTCTCCCAGGATCTTCATGATTGGCGCATGCTTTTCGACAATCAGGCCTGGAATGTGAGGTAGAGCCTCGGCCTTTTCGATATAGGCCTTGGTGATCTCGGCATCCTTCAGCTCCTTGGCCAGGGCCTCGAAGCTCTTGGCTCTCTTCTCAGTGGCGTCGATCTTGGCCGCCATCTTCTCGATCATCACCCGGACTCCGAGGTCCATCGTCTCAAGCTGCTCTTTAGTGAAGCCGTAGCATTCGTCGTCGTCCTCTTCGTCCTTGGTCTTGTCCGTCTTCCTTTCCTCGGGCTCTTTGGGCTCAGGATATCCGCAGGCTTTGGCGAGGATTGCCAGGCTCTCGGCTGGCAGCTTGTCTTTGTACGTCTTGAGGATGCTTCCAACAGCCTCAAGAACGTCCAGAGACTCTTTATCCAGTTTGACATCGGCGAGCGCCTTTTGCAGCTCCTCGTCCGGTGTTTCCAAAATGCTTTTTAGGGTGTCTCCTTTCAAGTTCGTGTGCTCCTTAATCAGTAGGTACTCTTTTCCGTTTGCCCCGCGAGGGACGAAACTAATTTCTTCCAACAGGTCACTTATGATCAGGTCGTGTTCTTTCAATGCGAATCCCCCTTCCACCGATTGAGAACGCCCTGTAAACACCGGCCTTGATCTTGCCCCAGACCTCGTCGTCCAGGACGCGGACTAGAAGTAACCAGGAGCCAGCCTTCACCAGTTGGCCGTACATCCACTCGTCCTTTTCTGCTATCCACGACCGGACGATCTCAACCTTGACCTTCCTGGATGTATGACGATCTCTGAACTCCCGAACGTACTCAACGAAGTTCCGGGCCATCCTGGCTATTTCTTCACGGCTGAGAACGTCTCCTTGAAGGTCAACGGTGTCGGGTTCTGAAATTACGCCAAAAACGAGCCTTTTTTCCACATCGGCTTTTAGTATCGCGTCGTATCTCTGTTTTTTAAATGGACATCTCTGAATATTTATAATCTTCGGTTCCTGGCCTGGCAACGAGGACCCGACGAGCTTCTCCTGGCCCTTGTCTCTCAGCTCATCTATGACATCTTCGAGCTTGTGGCTTGTGGTGTATGGCTCCTGACTCTCCGGCTTGTGAATCATCCACACGCGGCCCTGATCGCCTGCAGGAGCGTACTGCATCAGCAGGCGGCCCTTGAGCTTTTCGCCATGCATGAATACCTCTCGCCCATGCTGCCTGGCAAAGCTGAACTCATAGGTTCCGGCGTCGAGCTGGAAGAACTTGGAGAACTTCTGAGCCGTCGAGCCCACATTGCCAGGCCCGGAGATGAAGGGCTTTTCCTCAGCGATGGTAAGCCACTCGTGCGGCTGAGGCAGCTTGAAAGCGCCCTGCAGGCTGTCATCTGGCGGCAGGTGCAAGATCCTGGCCTGGCCCTGACCCTTGTCTCTGATATCTTCGGTAGATCCCTCGAAGATCGTGAACCCCCACAGACGGGACCCGTCGATCTCAAAGCGAAGATCGCAGTGCACCGAGTGATCGGTCTTTAAGAGCTCTTCATGAGAGAGCTTGGTTTCCTCCTCGGATAGTCCCCGCCAGTGAGCTTGCAGCACGAACCGGCCTTTTCCGGAAGGAGGCACCATCTGCCACCAGGCCCTATGATATTCACGACCGGCAATATCTGAGCGTGTATCTCCGCCGCCCTCTCCTTCGTCCTGCTTGGCAATCTCCTGAACCTTGGCCATGACCTGCTTGATCTTGCGGGCTACCTCACCGGAATCACCGTGCCTGTGGACGGCTGCAGGATGAGGCATTGTGCAATCTGCCAGGCCCTCAAGGGCGACGGCTGACTGCTTGCCCAGGGCCACGATGACACGGGGATTGATCTCGTAGAGCTTCTGCATCAAATGACCTGTCCAGGCTTCAACTTCCAGCTCTGAAGGAGCGCGAGGCTGGCCCTTTTCATAGAGGACTTGGGGGACTAGATAGAGAATGGCCACATCCTCTTTCTTCAGTCCAGCAGGCTCAAGGTAAAGCCTCTCGAATATCTCACCTGACGGTGCGACCATTGGCTCTCTTCTCGACCGCTCGGCCTCGTTCGGACTGGCTGCCACGAATGCAATTTGTGCACCCTCCTTTCCCCAGGCTGGAACATCCTCTTTGCCGACCTCTACTTTCAGGACGTGGCCGCGCCTTGCCAGGTCCACGGCCTGGGCTACTGTGTAGGCATCCCTGGATGAATCCGGCCCTACGACTGTCGGTTTGCCCCATGAAATGTGTACCTCGTCTTTCTTGTTGAGAATCAAAAGCTCCTCGATGCGAACGTTCAGGACATCGCCCACACTGGCCTTGTACTGAGTAACAAAAGTGCTGCCGAGAACGAGCAAGCCTGACTGGAGTACCTGCTTCTTGTCTGCGATCCTTGGAGCTTCTCTCAGGCCGCAGAGATACGAATAGCCATTTTTCTTCTCCTGCACTTCGAGGACCTGCACCTTGATCTCAAAAGTGGTCTTCCATTTGCCCCAGTCATCACTTCCGCCCGGATGATAGGGCTTCGTGAGATCCTTTACCACCAGGCCCTCAGAGGCCACCTGCGAGGCAGCCCAGCGGCCCACAATTTCCAGCTCCTTCTCAGTCTCGAACTTGCGGGCCTCGGAGAGCTTGATCTGAGGAGATTTCAGGTCATCCACCAGGGCTGCAAGAATAGTCTGCCTCTC